GCGGAGGCTGCTGATGCTGAAGATGATGCGTGCTGGGCTGCCAAAATAGATGAATACAAAAAAATAATAGGGTTCTGTGAACCCCATGTAGTGATTCCAACAGGTAGCAAGAAGGAAAAAATATTTTTTCTGGAAGATGGAAATTATTTACTTTGCTCTTCTGGGACGAAAACTAGGGATAACAAAAAATATATAAAGGTAAAAGAAGGAAAAGAAACGGAATTTTAACAATTTTCGCCCCCTACGGGGCAAGGAGGAAAAAAATAGATTGACAGGAAGGAGGGGAAAAACTATACTAAAAATAAATAAAAAGAAAATATCAAAAAAGGAAAGGATAGGAAATGAAATCTCTTATCCTTTTTTTGTTTTTAGGAGGGGAAAAATTAAAACCAATTCTACTCACCCAAAGCTTACCAAAGAAGAACAGAAAGAGGTCCTGCAAGATGTGACGGCAGAAATGGCAGGTTTGAGCGTGAGAGAACAGAAATTTCTCCTTGCAACTGCCAGGGGAATCAGCCAACGAAAAGCTGCACAGTTGGCCGGATATTCCCCTAATTATTCAGCCAGCACTCTTGCTCAGCGACTCATGCCACGTTTTCAATCCATTTTGACTCGGATAGGTGTTACCCCTACCAAGCTGGCTAAGGTCTTAGGAGAAGGGCTTGCTGCAACGCAGGTGTCAGATGCAGGAGAACATCCAGACTACAACGCAAGGCATAGGTACCTTGAGACGGGCCTGAAAGTCTTTGATGCGTTTCCTTCCCAGAAGGTAAGGTTAGACCATAACATAACTTACGAACCTTATGAACACAAAATTAGGCGATTAAGAGAAAGAAGAACACAAGAAAATAATAAGGAAAATTCGCCAGTAATCGACATTGGAAATGATAAAAATACGTCTGATAAAGTGTAGTTATGTCAACTTCAGGCTTTGTTATGGGGGATGGCAGGGGGGTGGCACGGTGGGGGATGGGGTATGGGGGTCTATGGTGTGCTGGTAGTAGTAGTGGATGGATACCACTCTCTTATTATTAGTCATTATATTATAAAAAGTATAAATTCACTTCGGCGGTGTGTATGAAAGTTCATTTTAAATTTTTTCCCGATTTTTTTTCTCCCAAATTTTTCACTTAAGATAGGGAACATTAAATGAAAGCCAATAAAGTCGGTAGAATATCAGAGGAAGATATAAAGAAATATTTAGATACTGCTGCCAATCATATTTACAGTGAATTAAAGAATACTTCTAATGACCGTATAAAAGACGTTTAAAAACAATTAGGTGCTTATTATTTACCAAAGAAGGAAATAACAATAACTTTCAGGATAAATATATTACATGGGTGAACGGTTTAGAATTTGACATTAAACGAACGGATTATGGGTTTTTTCAGGTTTTACACGGCAAGGTAAGGGGAAGGGTTTATAAACTTTTTAAAAGGTTATTATGAACGGTTTAGACGGCAAGAGAGAGACTCAAGGTTTAAAATTCGACACTATTTACCTTAGTCCCGAAGATTTCACATTATTAGAGCCATTAATTAGAAACGAAGTTATTGGCCCAATTTTCAATATTTTAGGCATAGAAAAGTTTTACAGTGCTACGTGGGTAGGGAAGAACGAATTTGCATTACAGGAGAAGGGTAAGAGTATAGAAGAAGGTATACATAGGTTTATTAAGAATAAAGACAAGAAAAGTTTAATTGATAACCTGGTAATGGATTTAATAATGATGAATGGCGGGGACAGGGTCCATTAAGGGTCTTAACGGTTAGGTAACGGTTAGGTAACGGTTAAATATAATGACTAAGTATTTGAAATATAACATTCGGAGTATTTAGGTCTAAAGAGGAGTCTTAAAGTGACTCTTTATAACTTATTGAAACATATAAATATTTTTAAAGAGAAAGAAAAAAAGTGTCCTATCTTTCTTATCTTCTCTTAGGTATTCAGTATTCAGTACTTAGTACAGTCCTGACATTTTTGGTTAAGGAACGGTTATCTAACGGTTAATTAACGGTTAAAGAGGTTAAGTAATTGATAAATAAAATAATAAATAAATACGTTAAGAAATTGGCGGTAAAGTGTTGAAAAAGTAAACATGACAAAATGTCAAAATATATTACCATAACGGAAAAGAACGGGTGGTCAAAATGGATTCAATTAGAAAGAAAAAATAAGTTTGCCTGTTGCGATTGTGGATTAATACATAGAATGAATTTCAGATTAAAGGAAGGTTATATAGAATTTAAGATAGGTCGGGATAGGAAAGCAACCGCAGCCGTTAGAAGGTGGCGTAAAATAAAAATTGAAAATATATAAGTTCTGGTGGGGCTATGAATAGTTTTAGGGGACACAGATGGGCGGGGAAAGGCAAAATCCACAGCCATTTGTGCTTATCCATACATAGCCCGCTCAAGTTTAATATAATAACACTTAATAATTATTTCAAGGAGGAAATAAAGCTATGTCACAACAAATGGACCGAATGATGAAAGAAGCAATGGGAAATATCAAAAACAAATGTAAAATGGGTATTGGTAAAACCACCAAGAAGGCTCCTGGAAAGAAGATGACAAAAAGAGTGCCTGCTGCTGCGGATTATGTACCTGCGGAAAGCTCTATGGGGGGCAGTTACAGGTCGCCTGAAGAGCCTCCTACACCAGTAGGAAAGTTGATGGGTGGAACAGGAATGATACCAATAGGGAAGAAAGCACCTAAGAGAAGGAAAAGGTAAAAACAGAATAATGGCTTATAAGAAAAAACCGCAGTTAAGCGTCACTGAAGAAACTGAAGATGAGTGGCTGGATAATTTTGATGCCTATTCGAGGGATTTACTAAAGATTCAGACAATGGAAGGAGAACTTATACCCTTCCAGATGAATGAAATTCAGCAACTTTTACAGGAAATCATCAAAGATATTACAAAAGCTGGCAGGCTTATACGGCTGATAGTCTTAAAGGCAAGACGAGAAGGAGTTTCAACCTGGGTTACAGCAAGGTATTACTGGCATACATCAACAAATGTTAATCGTTATGGAATGATTGTAACCCATGAGCCAGAAGCAACTGACTTCTTGTTTAATATAATCAAACGCTACCACACACATAACGAGTGGAAGCCTAAAGACAGGTATAATAATAAGAAAATTCTGGAATTCAATGATGAAAAAGGAGAAGGATTAGACTCAGCAATAAGAGTTGGCACGGCTGGTAAAGAGGACTTCGGGTCTGCACAACTTATTCACTTCCTGCATCTTTCAGAAGTTGCAAAATGGGCATCTCATATCTCTAAACCACTTCTTACATCAATCTTGCAATGTGTTCCTGATACTGCGGATTCTGAAATAATCTTTGAATCAACAGGCAAAGGCATTGGAGGAGAATTCTATAACCGTTACTGGGGAGCACGGTATCATTATGAAATATACCTTGATAAAAATGGAAAACCTGCCTTTAAATGCACAATAAATACTAAAGCAAATCCTGATAATATTTATACCGCAATATTTATCCCCTGGTTTGTTTTTAAAAAATATCAAGCCAAAATAGTTGATAAAGATTTCAAAAGGACAGATGAGGAAGAATTAGAGGTTAAAGCTTATGGGCTAACTAATCATCATTTGCAATGGCGAAGGACAACGATTGCCAATAAGTGTGATGGAGATGTGGATGTTTTTCATCAAGAATATCCTGCAAATCCAATGGAAGCATTTATCGCCACAGGAGCAGTATGTTTTAATACAACAAAATGTCTGATGTTAAAGAATTCCGCTCCAAATCCAATAAACAAGTATATTATTTCCTTCTTTAACGGTAATTTTGTCGCAGATGCTAAAGGTCAGTTCAAGGTATGGGCTGAGCCAAAAGTTAATAAGCAGTATATCGTTTCAGTTGATGTTGCCGAAGGTCTGGCAAAAGGTGATTTCTCCTGCATTGATGTATGTGACCAGCTATCAGGCGAGCAGGTTGCCCAATGGCATGGCAAACTTGATGCAGACCAGCTTGCTTTAATTGCCTACTATATTGCCAGACGGTATAACACTGCTTATATCGCTGTAGAGAGAAATAATCATGGTGGAACAGTAATTAATAAACTTGTTACTATGAAATATCCGAAACTCTATGTCGAGCAAGTGCCTGAAGGTCCAAATAAAACCCGCAAAAGATATGGCTGGGTCTCTAATAAAGCAACAAAACCTGAGATGGTTGATAACCTTATCGGGTTATTCAGAGATGATATTCATGGAATAAAATGTGCCGAGACATTTGATGAAATGATTTCATTTAAACGCACACCTGACGGCGAATTTGAAGCAGAAGCAGGAATGTTTGATGACCGTGTCATTTCCATCGCAATAAACCATATTGTAAGACAGAGACTACCACTACCTAATAATCTTTTAAAAATTGACCAGCCTGGCAGACCTGATGGTGTGTCAAAAGCACAGGCTAATACTAACCCTTCACCGCTTGGATGGACGTAAAATAAATGCCTACATTTGTATCAAATAGCGAGTTGATTAAACAAGAAGAAGCAAAAGCAGCAGAACAAAAAACCGCAAAAGAAACTGCTGAAAAACAAGCAAAAGTTCTTGATAATCTTGCAGGACATATAAAGAAGCAATGGGATAAGGCTGTTCGTGCAAAAAGACCATTTAAAGATAAAATGCTTGAGAGTAAAAGAGCACGGGAGGGAGAATACAGTCCTGTAAGGCTACAGGCAATAAAGGCTATGTATGGACAAGAATATATTCCACCTTACTCAATGATTACTGAGACTAAGTGTCGTGCAGGTGAGTCATGGTTACGGGAATATATTCTCAGTAGTAATGAGCCTTGCTGGGATATTGAGCCAACACCAATTCCTGAACTGCCTGCTCCAATACAGCAGGAAGTAGGCATCCGTGCAATGAGAGTTGCTGTTGCCGATATAATGATTCAAAGCCAGGAAGGGATGGTCCAAGATATACAAGCAGCACAATCACAAACATTAGAACTATTTGAAAAAATTGTTAAAACTGAGTTTATGAGACGTGCAAAACAGGGTGTTGAAGAAATGAAAAAAAAGATTGACGACCAGTTTATTGAAGGTGGCTGGTATGAGGCATTTGAGAAATGCTTATATGATATTGTGACTTATAAGGCAGCAGTTTTAAAGGGTCCTTATCAACGGATTGTTAATAAAGAAAAGTCAGAGCTTAATCAACAGACAATGCAATGGGAGCCTGTAATTGTTAAGGAAATTATATCCGTGTATGAACGCAGAAGTCCGTTTAATATTTATCCTGAACCAGGTGCAGTTGATGTTGATGATGGATATATAGTAGACCGAATTGACCTTACTGCTAAAGAATTATCAGACCTGATAGGTGTTGAGGGATTTAATGAAGAAGCTATTCGTGGAGTTTTACAAAAATATCGGGAATCTGGATTAAAAGACTGGGTCTCTGAAGAAGTAGACCTACAACAAGCAAGGATTGAAGGTGAGGACTCATCTTCTGTATTCGATAAAAATACAATTGAGTGTCTTGAATACTGGGGTACAGCACAAGGAAAAATGCTCAAGGAATGGGGATTGTCTGAAGAAGAAATCCCTGATGAGGATAAGGAATATGATATATGTGCATGGCTAATTGGGGAATATGTTATAAAGGCAATGATTAACCCTGACCCGCTTGGCAAAAAACCCTTTTCAAAGGCAGCATTTCAGGAGAATCCTGACTGCTTCTGGGGTAAAGGAATTCCTGAATTAATTGAGCACATCCTAAATGCCTGCAATGCCGTACTACGAGCAATTGTGAATAACGTAGGTATGGCATCAGGACCACAAGTTGAAGTTAATTCAGACCGCTTAGCTCCAGGTGCAAGTGCTTCACTTTACCCCTGGAAAGTATGGCTTACCACTAATACACAGATGCTGGAAGGTAAGGCAGTAAATTTCTTTCAACCACCAACTATTGTTGATAAGCTCCAGGCATTATATATGTTTTTAATAACACTTGCAGATGAGGATTCAGGTGTTCCACGTTATGCTCATGGGGAGACATCACGTGGCGGGGCTGCGGAAACGGCATCAGGGCTGTCAATGCTTATGACAATGGGTGCAAGAGGAATAAAATCTGTAATGAATAACCTGGATAAGATGATTGAAGATACTGTGCAGAGGCAATTTAGGTTTAATATGCGATATGAAAATAATTTTGAGATTATGGGTGATGTCGCAATAAGAGCACGGGGTTCACGGTCATTAATTGCTAAAGAGCAGCAATCAATTCGCAGAACTGAATTTTTAAGAGATACAAATAATCCCGCAGACCTGCAAATAATAGGACTTGATGGTAGAAAGAAACTTCTACGGGAAGCAATGAAAGCCCTTGAGATTGAAGTAAACGATATAATTCCAGAGAATGAAGAAAGCCTTGATTCATTAGCAGACCTGCTGGAGAAAAAGCTTGCAGAACGAAAAGCATTGACAGAAGGACAAGGAAAACCTGGTGAGATACCTGCTGCAATAGCTCCAGGGCAGAATACACCTGCACCTGCAATATTAAATAATGCTGGTAAGCCCGCAGGAGGTATGGAGACACAAATATTTTCAAATCAAAACATGGGGAGATAAAATATGATTCAACCAGATGAAAGGATACTGGGAGCACTTACAGCATTACAGAGTGACCCGAATTTCAAGATGTTTTTCGAGTGGCTTGACCGAAGTGCTCATGCACAGGCACATTCGTCAACTATGGTTCGTGAGGATGTTGATTGCCGATGGATGCAAGGTAGAACACAAGAGCTAAGGGAGCTTTGTAAATTTATAGTCTTTGCAAAAGAAGATTTAGAAAAAGTAAGAAGAGCAAAGGAACAAGCAAAACAAGTAAATAATGCAGGAGGAATATAATATGGTTAATCCTAAATTGAGTTTTATTTTTCCTAATGGTGCATCCGCAGATATAACAGAAAAAGTGTTTTCTGATGGTGAGATATTTGCAATTGTAATGACTGTACCAAATTTTACAAATGCTGTTACAATAACAGCAATTACAATCAAAGATGCTGATGGGGATACTTATTACTCAAATACAACAGGGTGGGCTGAAAATGCAACTCATTTGATAACAGGACTTGAACTGCCTGTTGCTTTAAATGCCACCGTGACACTATCAATAAGTGGCGACCCAGGGGCA